AGACTCGCCAGCAATGGCAGTAATCTTATTCCCAGATACACCACCAAATATAGACCCTGAAACAAGTCCGTTAAAAATGTACGAACCTGTGTCCACATAGTGCTCTGTCTCGTCAATGTCTGATGCAAGTTGGGTGTAGTCATCACCAATCTCTTTTACAATATCCTTTAAAAAATCCATTAAATTACAAATCCAAACTGTTCGCGAGCAATTTTTTTATATGGACCATCAGGATTCTTTTCTCTGATCTCCATAATAATATGCAGTTTTTTATATAACTCTGACTGGGTGTCCAGCGCAGAAACAATATGTCTCAATTCATCATCATTAATTGGCAATTCCATCAATCTTCCCACCTAAGTCGTCTCAAGTAATTTAATACATTTTCCCGAACATCCATCAATTCATGGTAACACTTTTGATTGTGGGCGCACTGCCGTAGAGCAGGATCTGGTTTATGAACTGACTCAATAAAGATATCGAGTCCCCTGTTCCACTTATCCTTTTTGGATTCAGTATCTTCGGGAATTGTATTCTGATCTTTCATGCGAAAAAGTCCGTTAGAGTAATTGTCTTTTCAACTTTCCAATCAATAGCATCAAGAATGGCTTTGAGCGGTTCAAGGAATGCTTTGTTAAATTGTAGATCATGATCTATAGATCTGTCAAGATCAAGTTCGGTAGGAAAGTCAGAGATAAACGAAATCACATTCTCATGAATCCAGTTTGGTTTCTTCAGATAGATGAACTTAATCTTTTCTCCATTCTTGATTAAGGAGTATTTATTATCTAACTTCTTATCCTTGACGTAATAGTTAAATAAAAGTGAACCTCTTACATGAATTGGAGTTCCCTTACAATAAATCGAATTGTGATCTTTGTACTTCTCAACATCAGATGCTGAACGAGGGAATGCAATATTCTCTGGTGGGAGACTCTTGAATTCCTTACGGGCATTCTCAATAAATTCAATAACATCATCTTCTGTGCCACTCATCATCAAGTGAAGAGCATCCTTAATCATCTTACGACAAGGAGCAGGTGTTGAAGATTTGACTGCTTCAATACCCATGATCTTCAGTTTAGGTTCTGCATATTGAACACCTTCACTGTTATGCACATTGAGAATGTATCGCTTCTTCGCAGTCCAGATACCACGATCAGCAATGTTCTCACGCTTCATCTGCATTTTCTGATCATACGCCGATACATAATCAGCAAGTTCCTGGTAAGACTTCTCGATAAACGGTTCGAACTTATCTTCACAGATCTTATCAAGTATTGAAACAATCGCTGCTTTATCGTCAGACTTATTAGCAAAAAATTTATCAACAAGAGGTCCGAGATTAAGATAGATTGAATCAGTGTCGGATGCAATGACATAATCCACATCTTCAGTAGATAGCAGATTATTTAGATAATCATTCATCTTGTTCTCAATCCACCGGATAGAAACCTGTCCAGATAGAGTGATTGCTTCAGCATTCTCTAGTTTGTAGTACCGAAAGTACTGATTGCCGATAGCACCATAAGCACTATTAAGAGATATCTTTTTCGCCATTTGTATATTATTGCAGCGAGCAATCTCTTTCTCAAGCTCCTTGGTAGGTGTAATTTCATACTGCTTCTTAGCGGCGATCATTTTCTTCTTGAAGATAACACGGTCGCCATACATCTTATCCATCAACTCTGGTAGAAACCCACGAACATCCTTACGATACATGGCACCGTTAGCACAGACTGCATAGTCCTTGTACATCTCAAATGTGATGTCTTGGTTCAGCAGTTTATCAACTGTTGCAGTTGGATGACGATCATCCATCAACGTCTCTGGGGAGATGTTGTATTGCATGATCAAGTGAGGATACAGAGAGTTCAAGTCAAAAGACACCACCCAGTCATACTTACCAGGGATTGGTTCTTTCACATATGCACCAGCATACTTCTCACTCTTTGATTCTTTCCTTCTGGGAGGAATGACAATGTTTCTCTTCTTCAGATAGTTGTAGATAATATTGTCCCACATTCTTACCTGATAAAAGACATCGACATAATTGACCTTAGCATCATATGCCATGGTCAATGCCAACTCAATCAGTTTCATCTTGTCTTCTAGACGATCGACAAGTTCTACGTCAACGATGTTGTAGTCAATAAACTTTTGCCAACCATTTGTATAGAAGTCTTTGAACGTTTCAAACTCACTGTGGTCCAACTTCTTTTGACCAAGTTCAACACTGGCAATATAGTCCAGACGATAAGACTCCTGTGCCTTATATGTGAACTTCTTATAGAGGTCAAGATAATCAAGTTGAGTCAATCCACCAACGTCAAACACTTCGTGCTTACGTCCTTGGATATAAGTCTCTGACGCACTGACAAGACCCCAGTGAGAGAATCGCTTCATACGCTTCTCTCCAAGAACCCTGTTGAGGCGCTTACAGATATATGGGATGTCATATAGTTGGATGTTCCAACCCGTAATCACGTCAGGAACGTCCTGAGACCAATAGTGAATGAAACTATCTAGCAAGTGCGCCTCATCCCGACAGAGATGATAAGTCACATTATCTTGCTTAACAGTATAAGGTTTCACACCCCAGGTGATAATCTCCTTGGTGTTGTAATCCTGAATAGTGATTGCCAGGATTTCTTCAATACAAGATTCAACGTCAGGGAATCCGTGCTCAGAAGACACCTCAATATCAAGAGTCACCAGTTTGATTTGACTAATGTCAAACTTGATCTCATCTTGAGGATACTTATCAGAGATGTACTGATAGATGTATCTGTCGTTGCCGTAGATATCAAATCCTTCTACCTCATCATACTTCTTGTAGAACTCTCTACAATCACGAACTGTACCAGGTTTGATCTCCTCAACATATTCTCCACTTAATGTTCTATATTCGGATTGTCTTTTAGACTTAATAAAGAGTGTGGGACAAAACTCTTCTTTGGTTTCATACCTCACTCCGTTTTCAACTCCGCGAACCAAAAAACGGTTCCCGATCATTTGAACATTGGTGTAGAACTTCATTACTTAAGGGCTTCCTTATACAAATTAATATATTTTTCGTTTGGTTCAACAATAGTCAGAATCTTATCAGAAGAAATCATAAATGTATTCTCTACTGTAAATTCTGACATCCATGGATGCAATTCACCAGTGCTCTGATCCATTACAAATGGTTCAATTAACTTGCAATCTGGTTCTCCAATGTCTGCTCCGATTTCCTCAATCTGTGACAGTAGAATCACCAGATTCGTCAGTAGAATCACCTTCATTTTTAATTACCTCTTGTTTGTACATAGTTTCAACTTGCTCTACAGGATTTACGATTGTAACAACCCAATCTGCAGGAATAGGAATTACTTCATCTTTTGACAAAGGCATCCATGGATAAATTTTAATAGAATAATTATTCTTAGGAGTATCTTCCTCAGTCAATACCTGTGACCCCTCCTGAAGTTTTACGACGCATGGTCGCTTTAGGTAATATCCTACCACACGGGGGGTTTCCTGATCCCCAACATTCATTTCAACAACATCTGCAATCAGGTCTTCCCCTGATTTAAGCAGAACTAACCTAATACTCATTTTTAATGTACCTAGTCCTTCGTAATTTTAACAACAAAAAAAGGAGGAGTCAACCTGGATTTTGCCAGGTGCTCCTCGCGGCGACGATATTCAATTCTATTTAGAACCAATTCTTCCTCTGATGATGTTCGGGAACAATCCTTCCCAAAGTCACTTCTAGAAGCCCATCTTCAAAAGAAACTGATCGTACTTCCGTGTCGTCAGCGAGCGTCCAGGCTCGTGTAAAACTCCGTTGAGCCAAACCCTTGTGGACGTAGTTAGTTTCCGTTTCTTTATCTTCTTTCTGACCTTCAATAAAGAGTTTACCATCCTGTGTGTAGACATGTACTTCCTTTTTACTAAATCCTGCTAATGCCAGTTCCAATCTAGATTCAGTAGAACTGACTTGTACTAAGTTGTATGGGGGGTAGTTTGATGTGGTCTCATGTAGAGAAAAGATTCTATCAAAGTATTCTTCCATACCAATACTATTCTTATGAATGCGCTCCATTAACTGATTAATGTTGGCAGCATTATACCTCGTAAGGTCTGTCATTATTGTAGCTCCTATTAAGCGAGTTTGTGTTTTGTGGTCCCCGAAGGCAACCATATCTATTTATAGCACAGACCATAAAAAAAGGGGGTGTTGGAAACCCCCCTCTCTTTAATTTTCTTCCTGTTGTTTTCCTTTCTTGCCGATGTTGTATTTCTGCTCAAGGATCCAATCAGCCTTTTCTTTGTATGCAATCACTTTGATTTGATTAAGTGGTGCAATATCTGTAACTAGAGTCTCATCAACTAGAGATACAAGTCCCCAATCAAAGAGAAGTTTTACAATACGATTCCTTCTCTGAAGGTCGTTCATTGTAAGACTAGCATTCTTTCCGTCGAGTGCAAACAATTCTTTGAAATGCACAATGTAATACTTACCCTGCTTGTGCAGGATATGGCATGATTGATAGAGTTTCTTCTCTTTCCTAGATGCTACGCCAATTCGCGTAAGGGTCTCACGCACTTTTAGAAAGTCATCAGGTTCACTGAGAAGAACTTCTACCATTTGGTCTTGTGACCAATGAACTTCGGGTTCGGTAGTCATTTGTTTCCTCCAATGTCAAGTCGTTGTTTAATGTAGTTAATCTGTTCTGTTGTCAGGATTTTCAGAGCTTGAGATGCCTTTTCATTACTGTATCCATAATATTCTTTGATACATTCTAGGTCCGTGACTTTATCCTTTCGGAGCCAGGGAGAGAATCTCTTCCGTTTCCTGAGACTATTTAGATAAAAAGAATATTGCATATCTTTATCAAGAAAGTTATACAAGTTCATCTCATTAGCAAACATGACACAATCAATGTGCCCAGACAAACAACGATTAACGATATATGGAGGATATTGTTTAACGATATCGGGGTTTTCTTTAATAAGGTTTTCCTTATTAAAGTTTATTGAGTTCAACCAGTCTTTCAATTCAATCTTCATCGTATAATCTCCAAATCAACTCCAGGTTTCCAGATCTCTGGTTCTGTTCTCAATCTACCTTCACTCTTCAATTTTTCATATCTCTTGGTTGCCTTCTTCTTCCACCAAGTGATTGCTTCTTCAGCAGTATAATCAAACTTCCCAAAGTAATATCTCTTCTTCTCAGTCAGAGATTTTGCGTGAATGATACAGTCATTAAACTCCTTGAGTTTATCTTCATCCTTCAATGAATTGCGGATGATAGAAATCATCTTGGTTTGTATCTTCAGTTTCTTGGATGACTTATCTGCTGAGATTAATCTCTCTCCACCGTTGCGGTCATTAAACCACCAGAAGAAGTCTCTAAACTCGTCATCGTGAAAGAGGGGTAGAAAGTTGCTTTCCGTGTCTCCTATGTGCCGTAAGAAGGGTTTGAGTCCATCATACATCGACACTCCCTTGGTTGTTCCATACAGAGAGGTGGTCTCAAAGTACTTGAGATCTGTGCCATACTTCTCATCAAACTGAGTCTTTAATAGACTGGATGATGCCAGGAGTGCAAGAAGTTTCCCGCCAAGATAGTTAAATCCAAAAGGTTGAGTCGGTACAATATTAAACCCCATAACAAAATGAGCATTAATATCAGACAGAGGGAGGACTTTGCCAAAGTAATCATTACGCGGTTTGCTATTAATGGTTGGAGAACCAAAGCGAACAACACCAATAACTTTATCTGTATTGGTTTCCGTGACAATCCACTTATGCGTTCTACCAGGAATTGCTTCCTCAATTGGATTAGAAGCAGTCAGATTTAATGTCTCTGAATACAACCATTGGTTATATTTAGATCTAGTCTTTGGATTTGTATCCACAATATGAACTTTAATGTCCATATCATTTGGATGCATATCAAAGTCTGAGAACATCTCGTCATCAGCACCGAAGATACTTCCAGCACTCTGAGACATTCTATCTTTTTTTACATGACGAAGGTAGTCATCAATTCTATTAAAATTTCCATAATAATTGATGAACTTATCTGCTGCATATACAGCATCAGTTTCACTTAGTTGCATACATCAGAATTGGAAGTGGAGTTCTAAACTGCCAGGATACCATACTGGGATAGGATGGAGATAGCGTTGCCCGTGATGACCCCTGCCACGTCCTCCATGAGTGTGACTATGACAATGGGCATATCCCGAACGCAGATGCCTGTGACAGTGATTATGGCGTGGTTCATGATGATGGTGATGACCATGATGCCGATCGTGTGCCTCAACGGGAAGAGTCATTCCATGCGCTGCCCCGAGAAGGAGTCCTGCAATAATTGCTGTTTTCATAGAATTAATTTCTTACTAGGAGTTTCAATTGTAGAAAAGATCTTCTGATATTGCTCAGAAACATCCTCTTGGGGTTCTGCAATATACACAATGAATTTCCTTTCAATCTCAATCGTTTCGCCATTCTTGACCAGTGGTGCCCATGGACCAAATCCGATCTGACCCTGCCCACCATTTACGGCGACTAGAATATTTTCTACTACAATACTATCTTCTTTGTCTTCTACCAGAGTAAAGATAACATCTTCACCCGTGTTCATGCGGAGCACTTTTACATTGATTTCTATTACCTCAATTAAGAATCCTTATACTATATTTATTACCAATTGCAAAAAGTTGCTACAATTATTACTCTCCTGTCAGTCTCTGGAGTTCTCATGTAATGCTCTCCACCAAAAACAATAATATCATCTTCTTTAGGATCAAAGTATTCTCCTTCGACGTATGTTTCTCCTCCAGAATTTGTGAGATAAATCAACATATTCTTGTGATCAAAATCATGATCAACATGAGGTATAGTAATTTTTCTAGGAACCTCTGGATGAACAATATTTACACATGCCCTCAGAAGATAGTAATTATTTGATAAATTATTGTATTGAATAATCTCATCAAAAACTTCTAAGAATTCATCCAATACTGGAGAAAGTTGTTGCGAATATCTAGTTACTTCAGGTCTAGTAAGCAGTGTATGAGCATAGAATCCAATGTCACTATGACCTTCCGGATAATCTAATAAAGGAACAGATTTGGTAGAATAGTTCTCATAGTAAAAAGGAACTTTATTAGACAAGAGTTTATTTTTTAACTCTTGATATCTAATAGAAATAGGATTGATTAATTGCTTGATCATTTGAATTCACACTCTACCATAATTTCGGTAAGTGCTGCTAACAGATTAATTTCCTGATCTGCCACGAAAGCAATCTGGTATTGATACTTTGCAATGATCAGAACAGCAGCAGGAATACTACTAGCAACCAAGCAGTCATACATTGAGTCGTAAATACGACGAAGAATGATATCAGAGTCATTATCAAGATTAGACGCCACCCACTTACGGACTTCAGTAAAGTTTTTTGCTTTAAGGTTTTCCAGAAGCGATTTAATCGAGACATCGGAGAATGTCGCAAGGATCCCACTATCTATCTTACCACCCACAGAATAGCGTTGCAATTCGTTAAGAACTCTACGCCAATCGGGGAAGTGCTTATTGATAAGTTCTACCAAGACCTTGTTATCAAATTCAACACCTTCTGTATCCAGGATTTGTCGGATGCGTTTGAAGAACTCTGCTGCGAGTTGTGGTTTGTTTTTGGAGTTGGTGGAAAAGTCAATACACGCGCACCTGGAGTGGAGCGGTTCGATGATCTTGTTCTTGTAGTTACAGGTGAAGATAAATCGGCAATTGCCGCTAAACTCTTCCGTAAATGCACGAAGAAGGAGTTGAACGTCGTTCGTGGTGTTGTCTGCCTCATCGATGATAATAACTTTATGTTTTGCTTCGGAGGATAAGGAGACTGTCGAAGCAAAATTCTTAGCTGTATTTCTAACAGTATCAAGAAATCTTCCTTCGTCGGATCCGTTGATGACATATACATCGACTCCTAGTTGAGTGCAAAGTGCTTTTGCTACTGTGGTCTTACCACAACCTGCTGGACCAGCAAGGAGAAGGTTTGGCACCTCCCCCTTTTCCAGGAAGTCGGTAAAGGTCTTTTTGATATTCTCTGGGAGAATACATTCTTCAATTGTCTTGGGGCGATACTTTTCTACCCAAAGGAATTCATCACGCATAATTATTTACTCAAATACTCAATTGCTTTTTGTAGTCCGCTTACATTATCACCAAGTAACCCAATGCCTATATTGCATTCGTTACAGATCCATCCACGAAAAATAAGAGTGTCCGTTATGTGATCCAACTTCAGTTTCTTTTTCTTACCACAACACTGACAGATTGAGTCTTCTGGTGGTGGGGGAGCAGACTTACGAATAAGTTTTCTCTCTTCCCAAAGTTTCTGATAGCAGATCTTGCAATGACGCTTCCTGTAGATTTTCTTGGGAGTTGTATTATTAATAGCAAACTCCTCTTCAGGTTTTGTCTCACCGCATCTTGGACACGTTTTAGTTACACTCATACCCACTCAGGTTTTTTCTCTGGGAGACGAAGATAATTATCGCACACCCAAGGTTTAGATGCAATGTACATCTTGTACTTTGTGTAGATGTCAATAGTGTCATCATACTTGAACTCATCTGGTCCTGCAAAAACAAACGGAGTATGTTTTGTGTAATCTACATTTTGTGGAAAGATGTCAAATGCAGCAAGTATAGTATTGAAGCAGGTGTGGATTTTACCGTACCTCACATAATATTCTTCACACAAAGCAACTCCGTGCCACATCAACCAATTGGCATTCTCGATGGTTTCATTCGCCCAGATAGTGCAGGGATGATTGCGAAAGGCACCCTTCTTGGTTGCATAGGGCGTACCATCTGCTTTTGGAAGAGTGCCGTAGTTATGCCCCCACTTCTTAGAAGCAACAATAGAGAGCATCTGGCAGGTCTCTAGGGGCATTTTGACTATGTGTTTGTCAGGTAGAACCCTAGCAGATTGCCAGGGATTTTCGTCCGTAACAAAGATGTTCATATAAATTTCGATACAGAGATCGTCAGTAGGAATACAATCATTATAACCACATCCCAGGACTTAGTCCTAATGAAATATGGAATTGATATAGAATCTGCAATAACATTGATGACGATACCCGTCGTCATATTGACATGGAGAATAATAAAATAGGCAGCGATCACAAGAACGCTGCCCAGAATTCTCAACGCTACATCAACCGAAAGTTGAGTCCGGTTCCAAGGCAATGTAATAGGTGAGATCATGGTTCTTGCTAGTGAATCGAGACAGAAGTTTCTGAGAGACTACGACCTCATAAGTTCCAGGAAGAACTTTGATATTCTCTACCTTGAAGTTGAAACTAAACTCGGATTCAGTTTCACCCACAATGATAGCAAAGTCATTGGAGGTATCGTTTTTCTTATCACGAACAACCAGTTTGACTACACCTGCTTCACCAACAGCAGAGATGTCAGGAAGTTGATAGATGTTTGCTGCTTTCAGCAATTTGTCAAGTTGATCCGTGCTCACTTCAAAGCATACATCTTCACTAGGAAGATTGATCTCTTTGTCAGGAGGAGTTACGATCACGCTCTTATCTGCAAAGAAATACTTAGAGCGCATCCGACCTTCCTTGATCACAACGTGACCAGGATTTCCAAAGTCAAGTTCAGGACTGTTATGAAGTCCAAGACCATTCAGGAACTGGTTCAGATCATAGATACCAAAGTCCTGTGGGATGTCCTCTGTAATCGTTGCTTCAGCAAGGATATTCTTCATCACACTAATCGTGCGAAGTTTGTTTCCCTGCTTGAACAAGATCGACTGGTTGATCGATGAGAAGTTCTTCAGCAGAGAAAGAGTTTTATCAGAAAGTTTCATAGGGGTTTGATTCATTACGAGTGATGCCAGAGAAGTGGTAGAGAAGAATACAATAGTGGATTGCTTTCAGAATGTCAAACTTAGATTTACCATTCTTCTTGCCAAAGCGAGACAGATACTTGATAGCATTACTACGGCAGAATGCTTCGGCATCTCCAATAGAATCAATCAGGTCAAGTGTCTGAGTCTTGGATTCCTGAGAGCAGTAGTGAGCATGATAGGTTCCTGAAAGATAATCACGAACCTCTTTCAGAATTACATCTTCACTATACTTCCAGTACCCATTGTTGTTTTCGATATTCAGTTCAATCGAATCTTTTGGTTCAGCACTGATGCCACTAAAAGTCACAACATCTTCAGCAAAAAATCCAAGATCGATAGTGTCTGCTGCCGCTGCACCGATATAATCATACCCATCAGTATTGCCCCAAAAATCAACAAAATCTGAACTTACACCACTTACTGGTCGATTGCGATCATAATCAAAGAAGTGATCAGACCGTACATAGTTGTCTTTTTTCATTTTCAAAAGTTCCTCATAAAGTAAAGACCAAGAATTCATTGGAGAAGGCATAGTTACCTTCCCCAATCATATCACATTTTAACCTTGAAGGCAACGTCTTCGCCTTCGTGAGTGATGACGAAATCAGCATCAACTTTGTCATACAGTTCAAGGAATGCTTGCTTGGTATCGTCATCGAAACGGTTCAGGCAGACCTTGATTGCTTTCTCCTTATCACCGAAGATGCTGTATGCGCGGATGATATGAGTCAGGCGACGGGTGGAGATCACTTCCTCAATACCACCATCAAAGAAGGTCTTGCGGATAATGTCCGCCCAATCAACAAGGTGCTTACAGAATGCACGATCCTCAATCTGCAGATCCAGAGCAATACCCTCAATGATCTTCTGTTCGGTAGCAGGAGTCGGATACTCTTGCTCAAAGGTCACAGGGAAACGCTCAAGGAATGCTTCGTTCAACACATTGGTGCCGATGAAGCGACCATCGTCAGAACCCTTACCCTTGGTGTTAGCAGTGGCAATCACATTGAACCCTGCTTTAGGAGTGACGTGACGACCAATCTTCTTCAGGAAGACTCCCTTTCCTTCGAGGATGCTCTGAAGGCAAAGAATTTTGTTGGAAGCCAGGTCAATCTCGTCAAGCAATAGAATCGCACCGCGCTCCAACGCTTCGATGACCGGACCATTGTGCCAAACGGTTTCACCATTGACGAGACGGAATCCGCCAATGAGGTCATCCTCGTCGGTTTCGATGGTGATATTGACTCGGATGAGTTCTCGCTTGAGTTGGGCGCACGCTTGCTCCACGCTGAACGTCTTGCCATTGCCAGAGAGTCCAGTGATGAATGCAGGGTAGAAGAGACGCGATTGGATAATCTTGCGAACATCGCTAAAATTACCAAACTTGACGAAGGTATCATCTTTAGCAGGAATTAGATTTTGTTCGATAGCAGGCATTGCTGCAGGTGCATTATAAGTTACTTCCAGATCTTGTACTGTCTCCTTTGTTACTTCCAGGTTCCACTTGCCACGTCCGACCTTGTATTCTTCCAGTCGCTTCGTAACAGTAGGATAAGAAACACCTTGGGAAACGCAGAACCCGCGAACGTCAGCAGCGGTAAATTCTGTTCCGTAAGTGTCGCGCAGTTGGTCCAGGATTTGTTCAGTGGTCATTGCGATCCGAGGCATGATGTGGTTTGGTTTGTTTGACCCTTTTATTATAAAGCAAAAAGGGGTCCATTGGACCCCCTTCTACCAGTTCTTCAATTGGCACATACTGTCTTCTGTGCTCGCTCGAACTCATCCCAATTCACAATAGTGTATGTGTAACCAGGATAGTCTTTTCGCATAATATGAGGGATTGCCATACAGGAAGGGTAGTCCCCCCTGAAATAAACATTCTTCTCCTTTTCATCAACGCAGCGTTTCATTGTAGGGTGTAATCGGGATATTCTTCTTTTACTCTGTCCCTGAATCTACCATTCCAAGATGGAGGATTCAGTTGTCTGGTCTGAATGATAGTCTTCTTTTCATGATTAAAGATCAAAAGTTTGTCCATACTCTTTTTGTCAAATTTCATATCACTTGAATTGTAGGTTCTTTTTGCCAACTCTGGTAGCACCTTCGCCTGGTTTGACTTTGCTACCAGCATCCTTAGTATTCATCTTGCCTTGGTCATACTTCTTACCAAGTTTAGGATCTGCATCCTTTCTTCTAGAAGTTCCCAACCAAGATGCTTTACCACTGGTTCCCTTCTTTTGTTTAATCAAGACACTATCTTGATCTTTATTCTTGGAATCAGCAGGTTGGTTCCTCTTATGCTTGAGACCACCTGCTTGACCCAACTTCTTCATGGTGTCTTTGAATCTCTTCTTACCCATCTTTCCAGAAGATACGATGAAGGATTTCTCTTTCTGCTCACCATGATCTTTTTCATGATAAACACCAGAGACTTTCTTCGGTCCAGGCAGTCCAGCACCCTTAATACGCTTTACAAGTTTATCACTTGCTGCTTGATTTTGCTTCTTGGTATTATCTCCCCTAGCAGCAGACACAATACCTGTGCCCTTCTTCTTCATGGTTGATACCACGCGGGAGAGACTTTTACTTTCTTCAATGAACTGCCTGTATGTCTTCATGCTACCAAAGAAATAAATTCTCCTAATACTCTTTTATTTAGTTTCTTAGTCTTTAGCGACTTAGCAAAAGCAGACTTAATCTTTGCTTTGGTAGCACCTTCATCAACATCAAACTCAGCATCTTGAGCAAGAGATGTAGAAGAGATTGCGAAGTATGCATGATAACCAGAAGTAGTAATCACACATGCTTTTTCCTTACGGAAAGTCTCCTTAAGTTTAAGACTACCATTGTTCATTTCAATGAATCGTCCAGCATCTCTTGGACTGACAACACGGATACCAATAAAATTGACATCAGCAAAACAATCACGGAGTTGATAAAGAAGTTGATCGGTCATAGAAGTATAACCATACTCAAGCAGATAGTTGTTACCAGTACTACGATCCCGAATAAAAGTTTCTCCAGGATAGACTGAACGAGGACGAAGTTCTGTAATCTCCTCATTACTGTGATAATGATTATAAGTATCTTCCCTGTAATAAGAAAGGTTAGGTGCTTCGCCATCAGTCAGAATAACAGTCTGGATTTTCTGAACTTTGTGCTTACGCTGAAACTCAG